TCGATACATTTTCAACCGATCTACACGAACAATTCAATACTGTTCAGACAGAAGAGAGAGAATTTATTGATGGGATAAACGAAAAGTATGGGGATGGAGTACTCGATCCTGATACTGGTGTATTTACCCCTAACACTTCACAAAGTACTTAAAAAAATAAGTAGTATTCTATATATTTATGCAGGTTTGTGAATTTTTCTGCATATTTATATATAACTGAAACTACACCATTATTGTGGTTTTTATATATAAAATTTTAATAGGAGAATTCACATGCCATCAAGCGAAAAAATTGTCAGTCCTGGCGTATTTACCAATGAAATAGATAAAACCCATCTCCCTGCGGCGATCGGAGAAATCGGTGCAGCTCTGATCGGACCAACAGTCCGCGGTCCAGCAGGAATCCCTACAGTAGTGAATTCGTATTCTGAATATCAATCTGCGTTCGGCGATACATTCAGAAGCGGTAGTGGATATTATCAATATTTTACATCACATGCTGCCCGGGAATATCTTCGACATGGATCGAATTTAACTGTTGTGAGAATTATGGCAGGATCGCCTACCAAAGCATCTTCGTTTATTCCGACGGGAAGCTATGATGGTAATTTTTATACTGGCAGCACTACATTGGATGCTAATGCACATAATTTCAAAGATGGGGCCAGTTCATTTAAACTTCATGTTCTGAATGATGGCTCGATAATGAATTCTGGAGTTTTAGCCGGTGGATTTGAAGGTACTGGCTCTGATCTCATAGGTTCTAATAATGCTCTTAAATCGGGATCAGCGCATAATCTCAGATGGGAAATATCAAATCAAAGGCCGAAAAAAGGTACGTTTTCACTTTTGATCAGACGGGGTGATGATACTAATAAGAGAAAACAAGTTATTGAAAATTGGAACAATATGTCTCTTGATCCCAATGCTTCTAATTATATTGCAAAAATTATCGGTAATCAGGTCTGGAGCTTAAACGGTCAAGGTACATCCGATCCATATCTATCTCTAACTGGAGATTATCCAAATAAATCAAAATATGTACGTGTTGAAGTGTTGAAAAAGACAGCAAATTATTTAGACGAAAACGGCGATATTAGAGTCGCGGCAGCAACCGGTTCCCTTCCAGGAGTGAACAGTGGTTCGTTTGCAGGAGGTGGTGATGGATATTTTGGATTTGATGGTATTGGAAATTTTAATGGTTCTAGCACTAAAGCACCGGCTGGACTTTTTTATGAAAATATTGAATCTGAAAATATTCAGGGATATAATCCAACTGTAGGTAACGCTGGTGGTGGAACGGCATACGAAGATGCAATCAACCTACTTGGAAACCAAGATGAATACGATATCAATCTAGTCCTTATGCCAGGAGTTTCTGATAGTGCTGCTGGTACTGGCGCTGGACTTATCACTAAAGCGATCGATATGTGCGAAGATCGCGGCGATTGTTTCGTCATAGCCGATCCAGGTCTTTACAGTCAAGCACTTCCAACCGCAGCGGCTAAAGCTGAAGCGAGAGATTCGAGTTATGGTGCTATGTACTATCCATGGATCCAAATTGGAGATCCTGATTTAGGTAAAAATGTTTGGGTGCCACCGTCGACCATTATGGGCGGGATATATGCATTTAATGATAAAGTAGCACATCCATGGTTCGCCCCAGCTGGACTAAATCGTGGTGGTCTCGATATGGCGATTCAAGCAGAAAGGAAATTAACACATTCTAATCGAGATACCCTTTATGAAAGTAACGTCAACCCGATCGCAACATTTCCAGGACAAGGTGTTACGGTTTGGGGACAGAAAACATTGCAGAAAAAATCATCAGCACTTGATAGAATTAATGTCAGGAGACTGTTGATTAAAGTTAAGAAGTTTCTTGCTTCGACATCTCGTTTTCTGGTATTTGAACAGAACACCTCCGCGACAAGAAAACGATTCCTCAGTATAGCGAACCCTTATCTCGAACAAGTACAATCTAATGCGGGATTGAATGCCTTTAGAGTTGTGATGGACGAGAGTAATAATACTCCTGATTTAGTAGATAGAAATATTCTTTATGGACAGATATTCTTGCAACCAACCCGAACCGCTGAATTTATCGTTTTGGACTTTACGGTTCAACCTACCGGTGCAACGTTTCCTGAATAATATATAAAAATGGAGAGTCAACATGCCAACAAGTGAGAAAATCCTTAGCCCAGGTGTATTCACCAATGAAATAGATAAAACGCATCTCCCCGCAGCGATCGGAGAAATCGGTGCAGCTCTGATCGGACCGACTGTAAAGGGCAAAGCCGGTATTCCAACTATTGTGAATTCATATTCTGAATTTCAATCTCTATTCGGTGATACGTTTGAAAGTGGAAGTGATTATTATCAGTATTTGACCTCCTATACTGCTCGAGAATATCTCAAACATGGATCGAAATTAACTGTTGTAAGAATTTTAGCTGGTTCACCTTCTCACGCTAGTGCAAATGTATTGACAGGTAGCGGTAATCACTTTACAGGTAGCGCTGGACCTGGAGACGCTGAAAATGATGGCAATACGTCGTTCAAGCTCCATACATTAGCTGATGGGCTTATATTAAATAATAAACAAACTTCTGCTGGCGACGAAACCGCTGCAACTGCAACATTAACCTTTCATGCTGGTGATGTAGCTGAAAGTGGAGATACACTCACACTTGTATCTTCAGATGGTACATCTGTAACATATACTTGGGTTGGTGCAGGTGATGAATCAGCAGCTGATGCTAAGGTACACGCTTCTAATACGGCAACAACACAAGTTGATTCTCTAAATAATGCTATTGTACATGCAAACAATCATGGTGGAAAGATTTCAGTTTCTCAAGATGGGACTGGTTTGATAATGACTTTAACACAAGTGAGTATGGATAATCCAGGAAATACAACAATAGTTACAACTGGAGCCACTAGTGGTCAAATAACCATAACTTCTCACTTCACTGGTGGTGTAACAGATCCAGTAGCTGCAGATGGATTATTAAACTCCGGTTCAGATGATAATTATAGATGGGAAATATCGACTACTAGTCCAAAGAGAGGTACTTTTTCACTTTTGATTAGACGAGGTGATGATACTCATAAAAGAAAACAAGTTCTTGAAAATTGGAACAATTTATCGCTCGACCCCAATGCTTCTAATTATATTGCAAAAGCTATTGGTAATCAAGTCTGGAGCATGAACGATAGTGGTCAAGCTGACCCATATCTATCTCTAACTGGCGATTATCCAAATAAATCAAAACACATTAGAGTTGAGGTAAAAAAACTTACTACAGATTATTTTGATGAAAATGGTAATATTAGAGTTCCAGCAGCTTCAGCGTCAATACCTGGATTGGGAAGTGGTTCGTATGGTGGAGCATTCTCAGGAGGAAGTGACGGAGTAATCACAGCACCGAAAACTTTTTATAGTGATATTTCTGATACGAGTGTACAGGGATTGAATTTAAATGTTGCTGCAAGCGGTTCGCAAGCATACGAAGATGCAATCAACATACTCGGAAATCAAGATGAATACGATATCAATCTAGTTCTCATGCCAGGTGTGACAGATGAAGGTGCAGGTGGAGGTAAATTGATATCAAAAGCAATTAGTATGTGTGAAGATCGTGGTGATTGTTTTGTTATCGCTGATCCGACACTATATGGCAAAGCGGCTCTTACTAGTGCAACATCAGAAGCTGAAGCGAGAAATTCAAGTTATGCTGCAATGTATTGGCCATGGATACAGATTGGAGATATCGATCTAGGTAAAAATGTTTGGGTACCGCCATCTGTAATGGTCGCTGGTGTGTATGCGTTTAATGATAAGATAGGGCATCCATGGACTGCTCCAGCTGGTCTGAATAGAGGAACGATCGATATGGCGATTCAAGCAGAGAGGAAGTTATCGCATAGCAATAGAGATACATTATATGATGCCAATGTCAATCCGATCGCAACATTTCCTGGACAAGGTGTGACGGTCTGGGGACAGAAAACGCTACAGAAGAAAGCTTCAGCTCTCGACCGCATCAATGTCAGAAGATTGCTGATTAAAGTTAAGAAATTTATTGCTTCGACATCTCGTTTCCTAGTATTTGAACAGAATACAGCTGCGACGAGAAAACGATTTCTCAGTATAGCGAATCCTTATCTCGAACAGGTACAGTCTAATGCTGGACTGAACGCTTTCAGAGTCGTGATGGATGAGTCGAACAACACGCCAGATATAATTGATCGTAATATTTTATATGGCCAGATATTTCTTCAGCCAACCCGAACAGCTGAATTTATCGTCCTTGATTTTACTGTTCAGGAAACTGGCGCGACGTTCCCCGAATAAGATAAATTCGAAATAAATAATAGATAAAAAAGAGTCTAATGATAAATCGGGCTCTTTTTTTATTTTTCCTATATTTATATATGAGATTTAATTATATGAATGAGTATTTAAAAATTTAGGAGAAAGATAATGGCCGAATTAGTTGATGCCAATGATATTATGTTTACGCCCTTTGAGCCAAAACTCAAAAATAGATATATCATGCAAATTGATG